TCACCATAACGCTTTTTGAAAGATTTCTCTTCTCCAGTTAGTTTTTCGTCGCCGTCAGATTCATCTTCCACAGGAGCTTCTTTAGGTCGTTTTTGAGGTATCGTCTCATCCTCTTCTTCATCACCCTCCGCCCCTGTCTCATCTTGAGAATCTTCGATCTTTTCACCACGGGCCTCCGCTTCCAAACGACGAATCTCTGCTTCATCATCTTCCATCTTCTTACGACGACGGGCAGCATTATAACTGGGGTCAACGTAACCAGCAACCTTAGGTTTTTCCATAGTAGTCATAGTAGCCATTAATATTTCCTTTTATTGGGGTCAGCCGTAGCTGAGTAGCCTTATTTGTTTTTCGGCTTTCGTTTAACCAGACCTTTACCCTCTGGTTTGGGTTTCTGTTTTTGTGTAACACGTTTATCAACCAACATACCACGTGCAGCCCAACCACCATAGCCGGGACCGTCACCCATACCTCCAGAAGTTCCACCAGAGGAACCACCAGAGCTAGAACCTCCACCACCAGTACTCCCAGAAGAACTTACGGAGGGGGCTGGAGCAGCAAGACCTTGCATTGCAGCAGGGACATCAGAGACAGAAAGACCACGACCTGTAGTAGTCCCTGTAGGGTTTGCAGCAGCATGAGCAGAGGCAGCAGCATAATCTGCAGCAAAGTTACCATCCATACCTTGACCCATAGCGATAGAGTCACTACCACGTCCAGTTACAGCGTTTATAGCCCTACCAATTAGGCCTTGCTTACCACTCTTTGCAGCAGGGTTGGGGACGCCAAGTTCCTGAGCACGAGCAGCGATAGCACGTCCAGTATTCTGAACACCAGCGTTAGCTGCCAACCCCAAAGGTCCACCAAAAACTGCCGCAGCGTTAGCCAAGCCTTGCATACCTTGGAAGTCATTCTGTGCAAAGTCAGCAAGAGCTTCGGCATCCATAGAACCGATATCAGGACCTTCTTGTGCAAAGCCGCCATCTGTAGCATCAGTCCCAACACCACCATCTTGTGTAGGTACCTCACCTGCGGGTATTGTAGCAGGATTTTGTGCCCTTGTCAACTCTGCTCTGTTCTCTGCAGTACCTTCAACAAAACCAGCAGGAATCTGCTGGATAGGCTGACCATTCACAAACATAATAGAGCGTTGCTCACCCTTGCTGTTCACAAAGGTACGAGTTTGAATCCCAGAGCCTTGTGTCGAGAACCCCGGTTGGAAGTTATTAGGGTTAAAGACAGGACCACCTTGAGCCATTTCTACAGGTGCTTCCTGCCCATCGTCCACAGCCATAAGCTCTTCATCAGAGAAAGGAAGATCATCATCATCACCCTCTTCTTCCATTTCACCTACAGGGGCACCACCGATACGACCATCTTCTGCCATTTCACCCATACCCTTCTTAGCCTTCTCACGAAGCTTTTCGAAGTATGCAACACCAAAGTAACGCACCACGTCTGCAGGGACAACGTATTCACCCTCTGAAAGCTTGGCATCTACATCGTCGCGGACCTCTTTAGCCAAAGAGCCGGGAGGAATTTCATTCCCACTTACGGGGTCACGGGACATACCATCATCTGCGATACCCCCCTCTTCCATTACTTTCATCTGTTCTTCCATAGGGATAACCCCTCCTTCATTGTAGTTTCTTACAAGTCCACCCTCGGCATAACCTAGTGACTCTGAAACAGGTGCGTCAGGCATAAGCTCTTTCAAATAGGTAGAGCCATAGACAGCATCTGGCATACCAGCCTCAACCCCATTACTTTTAGGCTTGTAACGGGGTACAGAGATAGCTGCTGCAGGTTGACTAGTGGTAGTGCCGGGGTTCCACTGACGGTCCCTACGAACGTCCTCAGTATACTCTGCTGGCATACCAAACCGTTCCTCAGTGCTCATGTTCATGCGCTTTTGTACGTTACGAGCTTCAACTTCGCCCATTGCCCTACGATAGACTCGATGAGCTAGGTTTGGGTTTGGGTGAGAGGGAACGCCAAATGCCTTAGAGACAAACTCTACACCAAAGTAAGTTGGGTCTACATCCTCAAAGGCTACAGGGTCTACACCAAGCTTTTGCAGTGTCTGGTTCCTACGATCAGGAGACAGCTCTGCAAGAAACTTAGGAAGGTATACCTCAAGGTTAGCAACTGGGATAGCAACTCCACCTTGGTTAATAGAGTTCATAGAGTCAAAGACAATATCCATTGCCTCCATCCCCTTTATCAGATAGATGATATCCGAAGACTGAGGATGGTTTAGTACTGCTTTCGTATTGATTGCGCCCTTATAACCCCTCTCAAGCAATACTTGGGGGTCAAGTCCGTAAGCTTTAAGCTCCTCAAGGCCAGACAAAATAAGAGTGTCCAGAGCATTTTCAATCTGCTCTGGCTTAACCATCTGGTTGATTTGTTCGCTACGGACTTGAACTTCTTGATTGTAGATTTGTTGCTCTTCTGGGGTAAGGGCCTTAACTTGATCAGAGTTGGGATTTGCGCCATAGGCAAAGTCTTCACGCATCTGCATATCATGTTGCACTTCATGAAGCAGAACACTCTTCAACTCAGTGGGGTTATCCTTCAATCTTGGATTCAGTCCAACCAGTTTATCCCCCGGGTAGTAGATACCATTGAAACCCTTCTTTTCGAGTTCTGGGTCAAAGTAGACCTTAATATCTGCCATTTCTGGATACTGGTAAAAAAGCTCTGAGTGGTCGAGAGCACGACCTAGCGTGGCAACCGTAATTTCCCCATTAGGCCCAGTGGGAATGTTAGGGATTCGGTTAACATCTACAGTGGCAAGGGAGTCGTCAATTTCAAAGCGGTACTCCCCATCAGCACCAAAGCTTTCTGGCAGAGGTGCACCAGTCTCAGTCACACCGGGGCTTGTAGCTTTCCTACCACCAAAGAGGCGAATAGCCCCTTCTGGGACCTCTGCTACAGCCGAGCCAACAGCCATTGTAGGGACAACCCCAAAGACATCCCCCATAGTCCCTGTGCCATCCATAGCACCTTTGACGCTCTCGTAGGCGCCCACTACAGCAGCTTCACCAAACTGCAACATCTGTTCAGCAGAAGGTAGTGAGGGGTCTTCTATGTAATCCTTGACTGCAGGTACAACATCTTCTTCGAACTTAATACGAGAAGTGCGCTGATCTTGGTTGGGCTTGACAGTGTATGTATTCCCATTACCCATGCGGTAAACATTGTTACCTGCATCATCCATACCTACCCATTGGTCTTTTTCAGATGCACCGATAGGTCGATCAAAGAAAGGAACACTTTCTAGGCCCAGAGCTTCTGGGGTGTTATCTTCTTCCTCTGTGATACGAGGGAAGAGGGGGTCATCAAAACTCTGCTTTCGGTCCATTAACTTTATCTCTCAGTTGCTTAAGCTTACGCAGGGCACGAATTTCCCCCTGATAACGGTACATATCCTCTGCCAGAAGGGCGCTCTCAAAACTCTTGTGAGCCATAGCGATACGCTCATCAAGTTCTGCTTGCAGTGCATCCCAAAGTGGCTTATCGTTTACGATACCTTTAAGACTCATGCGATACCCCCACCAACATTACCGGAGAAGCCCTGCTCTCCCGGCTGAGGGGCTGTCCCTGTGCCTATGGTACCCCCACCAGCACCGCTAGTGTCTTGGGCCTGTACGCCCGCTGGAGGAGGCGCTCCTACGCCCTGAGGTTGCCCCGGAGGTTGACCTTCTGCCATTTCTGGAGCGGGAGCAGCAAACTTCTTCAAGATTTCTGCTTGGATAGCTGCATCAGCCATAGAGTTAGCCACCTTATCAGGGTCAAGGTCCATAGACTTTGCGATCTCACGGATCAGGTAATCCATCTTAGCAAACGGAGCCAGAGCAGGGTTCTGAACCACACCAAGGAACTGCATCAAACGCTGACTACGAACTTCATTAGCCATGAGGGATTCAGTGCCCTGAGCTTTAACCTCAAGGTCCCCCTTGATTTCTGAGTCGTAGTCAAACTGCATATTGAAGTGGAAGAAAGCCTTACCAAGAGGCGACAGCAAATAGTCATCAATGTTCTTGACTACCGAACGGATCGAACCATTGGCAGCAGACATGAGCATAGAGATACCAGAGGCAGTACGACCAACACCTTGAACACCCGTTTGCCCGTGAGCAAAGGATGGAAAGCCAGTGGATTCATCCGCCAGAACTCGTGCCTTATCAAACAGTTGCATGTTCTCATTGGACACGTTAGGGAACTTAGTTCCAAAGATAGCTTGACCCGGTGCCCCACCTTGACGCCGGAATACTTTACCGGGGTATACAGAGAGGTCTTGTCCGGGGACGAGATTAGTCTCGTCTACTTCGATAATGAGGTTGCCAGACAAAGCAGCGTTGTCCACGGCCATTCTCATAAATCCATTCATAAGCATCTGTGTATCTTCCATGTTCTCGGCAATGCCGATACCAAAGAAGCTGTAAGGATTTACCTCATAAGGGACTGCATAGTAAGGAATGTATGCAGGAGTGAAGGGGTTCATAACAAGACGAAGGACCTGACCACGGCAAGTCCAGATATTCACTGCAACTTCGTCAAGACCTTCCATTTCTTTTGGTATGGTGATGTTGTGGTCTTCCAGAAGTTCTACATCTACAAAGCCCCAGAACTCCAGAACCTCGAAACGCTCAGAGAACTCTTGTCCTTTGTCGTCTTCCATTTCCATTTCCCACCACTTCTTCGTGTAATCCTCTCCCATAGAGATAGCCATTTCAATAGCATTCTCACGGAAGAAAGGACGGTTCTTAAGACCGCGGAGTTTGGAACGGGACATTTTATGACGCTCAATAATGTAGCTTGCGTCTTCCATATTTGTTGCATCTGGGTCAGGGTAGAAGTGCCAGATAGAAGTAGCAGAAGTTTTAGGGACAGTCTTGATCAGTGGCTTGTAGTTGCCCTCATCATCCCACTTCGGATATTCTTTGTCTACTGCAAACGGACCCTTCATCACACCAGTGCCCAGAAGAGCACATTCAAAAGCTGCCGTTCGGAGTTCCTTACGGGCTTGAGACTCTTCTAGCTGATCGTGAATCTTCTTCTCCATCTTCTTTGCAGCTACCTGCGCCGGGTATACGGTAACGGCTGTAGGAGAGGCAGCGGGGCCTTCATAGATTTTGTCCATGACAGGCTCAAGCTTTTTAGCCAGCCCACCAAGACGTTCACGCAATTCTGGGAGGGTTTCTCCCGGACGGAGCTTCTTATCCTCTGGGTTCCCCCCTGCAGGGGTAGGTGCAGAGGCTTGAGGATTAGTATCAAAGCTCACGGACTCGGCCACTCCATCCGGCAAAATGGAAGGGTCGATAGAAATAGGGAAGCGGTTAGCACCAAACAAGACTTCGATGATCTGGCCATATGCAGCCAGAACTTTAGTCTTTGTTACCTTCACAAAGATACGAGACTTTTCTGTGGAGGTAAACTGTACCTCTTTACTGTAGATACCACGATAGTTGCGGTAAGCCCTAAGCCAACGGTGCTCATCGTTCAGTCGAGCATCTTCTGCTTTTCTAAACCGCTGCTGAACAAACATCTCAATGTTACCAGCTTCTTCATCAACAGTTGTATCCTCGCTAATATCATCAATAGAAGTAGCGTACTCACTGTCCATGATATCTTCAAAATCTTGGGCCATTATAGTTCCTTATCAGTAGCCAAAAACAGGGTCAGAAGCCTGAAATCCAGTTCTTGTAGCATTTGGGTCAAAGTCGAATAGATTACTTCGAGGTCTAGTCATTATACCATAACGAAGCGCATCATACAAGTGGTCTTCTGCGTTTGTATCGACGTCTTCTGGATTATTTCTGTCGAGAGGGATGGAAGGTAGTTGAGAGATTAGGTTTCTGCAGTTATTGAAGATAACAAGCCCCGGTTCCCCGGTAAATTCTTCAATTTGCAGCCTACGATGCAGTTCGTTCTTACCAGCAACGCGAGAGCCACGACTTCTATCAGAAGGACGCCACCTACACCCACGGATAATCATCTGTTCTGCGAGACTTGGGCCAGTATCCCCACGATTATGCCACAAAGAGGAGTCCAAAACTCCGTATCTGATCTTATCTCCAGCCTCTGCTTCTAGGACTAGTCCAGCAAGGTCCGCTGCAGTCACTTTAGAGCAGTACAATTCCCGGTAAATGATGATTTGTTCGCTCGGAGAGACAGCAAACCATAGCACACCAGTGTATGAACCGTAGCCATAGTCCGCTGCACGAAACTTTGTCCAACTGTGTGGTATTTCGAATGGCTCAATCACGTGAGTATTTACGTTAAACTCAGGGAATGCAGCCCCTTCGTTGATTGACCAGTCACCTTCAAGCAGTTGTCGCCGTTGGTGTTCTGGCATAGACAGCAGGTTAGCTTCATACATACCATCATCAGCAAGATACGGGTTATCAAACAGGGTAGCAGGGATAAACTTGCGCTTAAAAAGGGGTTCACCCTCTCTTGAGTGCCCCTTCGGGAAGGTAATAACCTCTCCAGTAGTGGGGTCAGTAGCCCAAAAAGCCTCTCCGGGTACAGCAGGGTCTACAAAGGTTTTCTTTACCCAATGGTGCCCTACTCCTCCGGGGTTAGTTGTAGCTCTTTGGTAAAGAGAGAGGCCAGTGTTACGTGCAGTACGGAGACGAGAGCGCATATAGTTCCATGCAAACGGTGTCTGCCACTGCGTAAGTTCGTCAAAACCAATCCAGTTAAACGCCTGACCCTGATAACGACTAACATCATCGTCTCTGTCAAGGTAGCTCATCCAGAGTGTAGCCCCAGATGGAAACACCCAAGTCTTGTCTCGTTCCAAAAACCTAGCCTCAGGGATAGCTTGAGGGTAAAGTTGCTTGGAGACAGAGATAAGTTCACGGAGTTCCTCAGTACTACGACGAACAAGTAGCATGTTAGATGCTGGGTTATTCACGTAACGTACTGGATCAGCGACCATAGCAAACGATTTCCCACCACCAGCAGCCCCACCATAGAGAACTTCCTGCTCAGGAGCCGCCAGAAAGTCTGTCTGAGGGCCGGGGTTTGGCTGGAAGATCACCTGTTGAGCTTTAGCTACGTCAATCGGAGGTGATTTCGCTCGTGCTGGAGAAGAGTTCTTCTTTGATTTCGTCATCTGTTGGTGCCCGTTTCCCGAGTCTTGAAGCTTCAATCCTCTTAGCTTTCTTGTAAGCTTGAAAGAAGCGTTTAGCTAGGCGCTTGGAGTCGATAAACTCCTTAGCTTGTGTTTGTTCTGCCTTCACTCGGTTACTTAAACCCACATGTGAAATACTTCTACCCGAACGAGTACTAAGCCATGCAGCTACATCCCGAAGGCTATAGTTCTTAAGGTGCTTCTTAGCTTCCTCAAGAAGTAGCAGTTCCTTCTCTACTGGTAGGAGTATGTCAGGATCATCAGGGTGTGGCTCATAGCCAAAAGGTACGATACGGCTGACTCTGACGATAGGGTAAAAAACATACCCGTCTTCAGTCTCATCAGGGGCAGCGATTCGAAATAGATCATTTTTACTTGTCATTACTCTTTAGCTGGCAAAATGAAGAGAGGATTAGGAGCGTTCACCTCAATCTTATCAGTGGGTTTGTAACCTGCCCTGTCAAGCAAATCCTTGGCAGCAGCAATCTTCTCTCTATTACCAAGAGCGGTTGGGTCCTTAAGGACATTCACCATTTCAATAGCAGCACGAGTAGCACTGTTCTTGACATACTTCTTGGTAAGCTCCGAGATTTCTTCTTCCAATGGCTCAACAACTTCCCGAGTAGCAGTGTTCTCACTGTATCCGGCAAGCTTCTTAGCCAATACAAAATCCCCGCCAGCCTCATCAAAGAGGACTGACAGGAACTTCTCTTGCTTATCGGTAAGCTCTTTGGTCATTAGTAACCTTTTTTCTTTGTGCTCTTCTGTGTCGGTTTCATCGAAGCCCCGCAGTTAGCTTTGACCATACCACCTTTAGCATAGCCCACAAGACCACCTTTAGCACGTCTCATTGCTGCTCGGTTCCCCGCACTACCACCACCACGAGTGTTGCCAGAAGGTGGGTTAAGTTTTGCCTTAGATGCAGGGGTAGGGGCGTTTTCTGCTGCTTGTGCACGTTCCATAAATTCAGAGCGGCTCAGGCCCAGAGGGAGACCCGCACGAAGACGACCAAGGTTGTTGCCTTCCTTATACTCTTCCCAAGTGTAACCCATAAGAGTCGTTTGACGAGGGGGGAGCTTAGTTGTAGTAACTTCAGGGGTAGTCACAGAGGTTGCAGTAGGTGCCTCTTCTTTTTTACGACGGGGGCCACCACGAGTACGAGGACCTTGACCAGAGCGATTAATAGCCTCTTCAGCACCAAGAGTTGCAGGTCGAGCCTGAGGGCGCTTAGATGTGCTAGGCGCTGAACTGGTTGAGGTCCTACGAGTGCCAGTGGTTGTTGACCTACCACTCGAAGAGGTAGTCTCACCCTTCTTTTTATACCGTTTTGTCATTACAGGCTTACCTTTACCGTCAAGTACAGGTTTACCTTTACTATCTGTTACGGGAACCATATCGTAGTCTTTACCCTTGGTTCCTGCAGATGTTCCGTCACGTCCAGCCATAATTAATTCCTTTTGTTGGCATCAGTATAGGGAATCGAACCCTATCTTGCAATTTTGGAGATTGCCGCGCTACCATTACACCATACTGACATGGTGATCACCACTTGGTTTTATTGGACCAGTAGGCAGCAGACATTTTACCCTTAGCAATGTTTTTGGAGTGCCTAGCTTTGAAGCTTGCCCTCTTCTTTTTCATTTTGTCAGACTCACCTGACTTAGGGGCACCAGCAGTACTAGCACCCTGTTCCCCAAAACGGATAGTTTTAACCTTGTCACCTTCTTTAGCCACAACGATATGTGACTTCTTAGGGTGGTCAGGTGTTCTCTTCGGTTTGTTGTAACCGCTAACGCCAGCACGAGCTAGGCGAGGGTCTTTTTTAGATTCAGCCATTATAATTTTTTCTCTTCAAAGGGACTCGAATTTCCCTGCCACGAGACTTAGGATCGCCTTCATAAGTTTTCATCTTATTTCGTTCAGCTTCGCGGGCTTTCTTTCCTTGCTTCACGCCACCCTCAGTAGGTTTAGCTTTGCCCTGAATTGGGATAAGGTGTCTGGCAGGTTTAAGTTTCATCTATGTCTCGCTGTTTTCTTAGCTATCTTTTTAGGTTGACTGGAGAATTGTTTACCGGCTTTGGTGTCTTTCTTTTTCTTAGCAGAGGTGGCAGCGTACTCTTTGGTGCTTAGGGCTTCCCTTGCTTTCTTCGGGAGGTATCTCTCACCTGTTGCTTTTGGCCCCACCGTACTATTTCCTCCCGACTTTGTGCCCCAATCTTCTTTGGTCCACTTAGAGAGGTCTTTTTGAGCTTTAGTCTTACTTCCAGAGTAAGAGCCGCCTCGTTCTTTGTAGATTTTTCCAGCAAGCTGCATGGCCCTAGCAGAGTGTTTGCCACCCATCTTGGATTTAGCTTCAGACTTAGCTTTTTCCCAAAGTGCTTCATTTGTACGGGCCATATCTCACCCTAGTTGTTGGTTCTGCTATACCGCGCACTATTTCTTTTTTCCTGCTGTCTTAGTACGAGGATAGGAACGGTTTTTAGATTTAGGGATAGCCCTTAGGTTCCCCATATTGTTGTCAGATGTTTTCCCATTTTTGTGATCAACATCCTTACCATCACCCTTCTTAACCTTGCCAGCAGCCACCATCTTCCTACGGGCAGCATTACGCTCAACCCGCTTCTTGATTTGCTCAGGCTTCTTCTTATACTCATTCTCTTGAGCATAATCTCTGCGATAATTCTTGGAGCTTGGAATTTTTTAACCCTCCAAAATGGCACGACACCAAAACTTAAGTTCCGTTTCTGTCATGTCTGATTTCATTCGATTTACCGTGTCACACAGTAGTTGTACGTTATCCTCAGTGTAACCACCTCCGGCGACGATTTGGTCTATAGCTGCGTTAGTGTGCACTCTACCATTCCCCGGAATTTTGATAAAAGTGAGCTTTTGACCAGAGATTGCGCAGCGACCCTCTTGACGCTCTAGGACTTCTAACATAAAATCTACAGTAAGTAGCTCCCTACCTTTTTTATAGAGTGCGTGTTGAAAGTACTTTTCAGGGTTATCATTGAGCATTTTGTACGAGCGAGAGACTTGACCGGACGCATGGCAGTCTTTAGAACAGTATACTTGATAGTGCAGCTTTGTATAGAATTTTTCCTCGCAAGCAGGGCAGAGTTTTTCTTCTTCTTGCCTATTTACCCACAGGGTTTTTCCTCTACAAGAGTTGGAGCAGTACTTCTTACGTACAAGGTCCCTAGCATTATTTAGGCTCAGAGGTTCCCCACAGGCTTCGCAAAACTTCTGCTTCGTTTTGTAATTCTTAGAAGAGGGCATTACAATACAGGGCCTCATACTTAGCGTTGAAGTTGTCTACTTCGATAATGGTCTGCTCAGTGTCATCAGGGGAAATAGTGGGAAGTTCATCACAAAGATCAATCTTCCCGAAGTCTCCCTTTTTTGCGCATCCGGGCAAGAGCAGCATCCCGATCAGTAGTACTCTTAACATTGTTCAACCTTTTCAAAGCAGCAACTTCTGCTTCCAGATCAATCTCTTTCTCGGTCTTACCACGATCAAAGTAGCCCTTAGCATAGCCTACTGTGAAAGTGATAGCACCCCAGATTTTATTTATCAGGTGCTGTAAGCTTTCCATCAAGGAACTCCTCAATCAGACGAGCAGCACGACGAAGGCCAACAGCAACAAGCATGTAAGCAGGGAGCCAGTCTGCGGGGATGAAGCTGATGATCTGGGTCAGTTCCAGAACAGGGACGACAAGCATAAGGCCGTCTAGTGCATAGTTCAAAAATTTACGCATGTTATTTTCCTTTTCCTACTTTTGTTTTGAGTCATTGAAGTGACCTTCAGGCACCTCATGTCTAGGGCTTAAGTTATCCAACCTCAAGAAAACCAGATCGATTGGGTCGTGGCGACTGTTGCAGTAGTGCCTAGTTCTTATTTCAATCCAATCATAGTAAATACCTTGAGTACGTACTTCTATGTTGATTGTCTGCAGTCCAGCTTCCCTATCATAGTTTTCAGGGAGGTTATCACCATCTTTCCACTTCAGGATGTCAGACTCTCCACCAGCGAAACCTACTGCAACTAGTCTATCAAAAGTACAACCAACTTTCACAAAGTTAGCCACTACATTAATGCTGCCAGAATTCTGAGTGAGAGAAACTAGTTCTACATCTTTGTAGGGGACAGGCTCAAACAAGGTAGGGGCAAACCAAGCAGCAGCGTTAAGTGCTAGCAGCAGGGCAATAGCCACTCCAATTTTACCATCCCAAGGCCACTTAAGATTCCTCATTGTTTCAGTACCCACTCTCTGACAGCTTCACCAGTCAACTGCCACAACGCCAGTATGGCTAGGATAATTGTGACGAAAGGCCCAAGAGCTTTAATCTTCCTTCCGAGTTCCCCCCACCAAATTTGGGACTGGGCTGCCCGTCTAATTGCTTTCCGTTCTTCAATTGGGAGGTCCGACCAAGTTTCCAGTTCCCTTTTTTCTTCATCGTCCCTCATACCAGTAACCCCTTACGATACTCTTTAGTGCCTTGATCCCGGGAATCGCTTTTTCCTTGTTGAAGACAGGCTTATAGCCATTCTTAACCACTTCATCCCACCAAGCACCTACATCAAATCCGGGGCATTGGGTACTAACCAAGTCTTTATGACCACAGATGATAGCATCGGGGTAGACAACTTTCAAAAATCGGATACGGGAGATAAGAGCTTTCTCCTGAGCCAGATTCATG